GAGGAATGTCCGGGGTGACGACAAGGGACAGGCGGAGCGAGGTATTTTCAACTGGATAGCAAAATCGGCCCAGGAAATATTTGGCCGGGAAAAATATCCAGAACCACTGAAACCACTGAGGCAGTATCCGTCCATCAACAAGGGACGTAGCACAGTGAACACCGAGCAAGACAATCCCAAGCTCCAGGAGTTCTATGATTACCTGACAAATCCAGAAGCAGATATGATCCGTATTGAACTGGAGATACTGGGAGACCCAGCATACCTCTGTCAGGACATGTACATGCCCATACACCAGGACAGGGTCACCAAAGCGGGTGGCCAGGGAACGTTCAGTGGAGCATTCGAAAGTTTCAACTCGGACTCCTTCCAGCCCATAATAGCGGTGAATTACAGGATACCCGATGACCTGAATGACAAAAAGGGATTGATGTTCAGCGATGGGGGGAAAACTAGAGACGAGGATCTCTTCTTCAACGGGCTTTACCAGGTCAACAAGATCGACAGCAAATTTGACAACGGACAGTTCACACAGACACTGCACTGTTCTAGGTTCAACAATCAACAGGGTGCGGGAACAGAACCACTGAAAGCATCCGTGGACATAGGCACCAATAAAATTTTAAAAACTATTAGCGATAAAAAAGCTGACGACAAACAAACATTAAGGGACATTGTGGCAGACCAGATTAGCGATCTCGCAGGTGGCTCAGATGCCATACTCGATCGCGATGGTAAAGTACTGGGAGTAGACGAGTAGGATAAATTATAGTATGGTACGAAACACACAGGGATTTTCAGACACACACGACAACCAGAAGAGCTTCGGTGAGGCCAATCACGCCAAGGATGCCGGACCTTACGTGGCGACGGTCAAAACAGTCACGGATCCCCTGAGGATGGGGAGACTGGGAGTGAACATTCCCGCACTGACGAACACGACACGACCCAAGCCAGACCAGATCATATGGTGTCAGTACCTGTCACCGTTCTACGGTGCCAAGAGCATTGAGGCAGTCTCGAAGACAGATCCTTATGATTACAGGGAGACACAGCACTCCTACGGGTTCTGGGCGGTGCCACCTGACATAGACACAGAGGTACTGGTAGTATTCGCCAAGGGAGACAGGACCGCCAACACTGCATTCTGGATAGGTTGTGTGCAGAAGCCACTGGTGAACCAACAGATTCCGGCACACGGTGCCACAACGAACACGAGCCTTCCGGCCGAGGCATCGGAATTGGGGGGAACGACAAAATCAAATTTATATGGCACGGAGAGTTTGCCAGCCGGTGAGAAGAACCAATTGGATTATGCAGATGGCGAGGTACTGGCCACGGTCGACAAATGGAAGCTTCCGGTCAACGACATACTAGCGGATCAGATGAAAGGACAAGGACTTGTGCAAGATCCTGTGAGGGGGACAATAACATCATCCGCAAGGAGGGAGTCTCCCAGCAAGGTGTTTGGGATCAGCACACCAGGAGCCATAAGATCGGATTCGAGAAAAAAGAATATAGGATTAGACAACAGCGTGGTGAGGCCAGACAGGAATCCTGGACACAGCTTTGTCATGGACGACGGAGACATCAATGGAGAAAACCAGCTGACAAGGATAAGGACGGCATCGGGACATCAGATCTTGATGCACGACACAGAGGGCACGGTGTACATAGCCAACGGTTCAGGAAAGGCATTCATAGAGATGGAGAAGGATGGCACCATAAGTGTGTTCTCAGACGGAGGCATAAACATGAGGACCAAACAGGATTTCAACCTACACTCGGACAGGCACGTGAACTTCCACGCAAAGGGCAGTCTGAACTTCACGGCGGAGCAGAACGTAAACCTCAACGGGGGATTCAACGTACAGACGATGGCGAAGAATTCGATACTCAATTCGTCACAGGGTGATCTGAGAAGTTACGCCGCGACACAGATAACGTCTTTCACACGTGGGACACAGATGCACGGGGCGGGCGGAAACATAGACCTGGCTGGCGCCCAGGTACACATGAACTCACAGACTGCTAGAGCAGGATGGGGGCCATCATGGTTGGTGCCAGAGTCTGAACGGGTTGGCATCAAGGTAACAGGAGGTGAGGTCACTGATGGAGACGCCGCACTGATAGACATAGACAGTAGAAGACCATTCAGACCATATAATTCAAAGATAGATGATAAAACAATAGGTGTTGATAAATTTGACAATGCAGTTGTGCAAAAGAAATCAGGAGCCCAACCAAACAAGATTGCAAACAAGACCACAGTGTCAGATTTTGTTACACACGAGCCATACACCAGGACCAGCAGTACTGCGATAAGGAAGCGATACATCAATCAGATATTGGAAAGCATAGAGTCGGGGAATCCCGGTATGTCATCACAGGACCTGGACAGCATAAAAAAACGATTGCTCTCCAAGGACAGCATAGATTCCGTGTTAGCCGAGGTCAACAAGATAGTCAGTGTGACCAGCGACAGGGTATCCGAGTTCGCATCAACGGAGATAAACAAGCTCGTTGGCGACAACACGAAACTGAATTCTTCACAGTTGAACAACATACAACAGTTACTGGTCGGACCCTCTATCGCTAGTGTGTCGGGTGAGATCAGTAAAATCGTGGGCAAAAACGTGAACCTAAATTCTTCACAGTTGAACGACATAAAAACAAAAGTACTTGCCAATCCAGACGTAGCCTTCATATCAAGGGAGATCAAGAAAATTACGGGAATAACCGAGAACGTGAACCTGGATCTTTCACAACTGAACAATTTAAAAACAAAATTACAGAACAAACCCAACATAGCTGATGTGTCGGGTGAGATCAGGAAAATCGTGGGTGACAACGTGAAACTAGATCTCTCACAACTGAACAATGTAAAAACAAAATTACTGGCCAATCCGGACGTGGCCAAGTTCACGAAACAGGTAAGTGGTTATGCCAAGGACATCGTGGGACTATCAGAGGCGGTGACAGTGAATCTCGAGGCACTGAATGACCTAAAAAATAAAGCCGTTGCTTATAAAAATGATATCAAGAATGCGGCCTCGGGTTTCATACAAGGCGTAGTATCAAAGTATACTACACAGGCATTCAACTATGCTAAAGATTTCATTAAAGGCTTCAAATGGAGCGACAGCAGACTGAAAGAAGACATACGATTAGTTGGCAAGTCGCCCACGGGTATCAACATATATTCGTTTAAATACAAACAGTCAGCAGGAACATACGAGGGCGTGATGGCCCAGGAAGTTCCATGGGCGAGACAAATGACAGACACAGGATTCTACATGGTGGATTACAGCAAGGTGGATGTTGAATTTAGGAGATCGAACTAATGGCATATGGTAGCGGTAGCGGTGGCGGTGGTGGATCAAATCTGACTAACAAGACCGTGACCTTCAAGGGTTTCAGTTCCAAGGCGGACAAACAGAACTTCAAACTGTATGACTTTGAATGTGCCAAACAGGATCTCATAAACAGACTGAGCATAAGAAAGGGCGAGAGGGTGGAGAACCCGGAGTTCGGCACCATAATATACGATGCTATATTTGAGCCGTTCACTGAAGCACTAAAGGACGCCATTCTAGAGGATGTCACGGCGAATCTCAACGCAGATCCACGTATAGCCACGGAAGAGATATTGGTCACGGAAGCGGACAAGGGCATAGCCATACAGGCCACTATCACGTATGTTCCACTGAATATCACAGAGAAATTGAGATTTGGCTTTGATGAGAACTCACTGTCGCGTCTATCTTAAAGTACGCACATTTCCTAACACATAAATATCGTTGTTAACAAGTTGATAAAAATATGGCCACAACAGACAGACAGAACCGATTACTAGTTGCCGAAGATTGGAGGAAGATCTATCAATCATTCCAGCAGGCCGACTTCAAGAGTTACGACTTCGAGACCCTGAGAAGGACCATGGTGGCATACCTCCGTGAGAACTACCCAGATGATTTCAACGATTTCGTGGAGAGTTCTGAATACGTAGCACTGATTGACTTGATAGCCTACGTGGCCCAAGCACTTTCATTCAGGGTGGATCTAAACGCAAGGGAGAACTTCCTGGAAACAGCGGAGAGAAGGAATTCGGTGTTGAGATTGGCGAGGCTGATAAACTACAACGCCAAGAGGAATCAACCAGCCACAGGACTTCTGAAGATCGATGCTATATCTACGACACAGGACGTTACAGATTCTTCGGGAATCAATCTCGCAAACGGCACAATTATATGGAATGATTCAGCAAACTCAAATTACAGAGAACAGTTCACATCAATCTTAAATGCGGCCAACCAGACGGGACAGCTATTTGGCAAACCCAGGGAAGCAAAATCAGTAGGAGGCATCGACACAGAAGTTTATACACTGAGCTCCAACCAGCTGGACCTACCGATATTCAACTTCAACAAGGCTATAGGGGGAACCAGCAGACAATTCGAGATAGTGCCGAGCACGATAAACGACTCGGAATCGATATACGAGTCACCACCGATACCGGGAACAGGACTGACCTACACGTACAGATCAGATGGGTCGGGAGACAGCTCGAACAACACGGGATTCTTCTTCCTCTTCAAACAAGGTAGGATGCAACAGCAAGATTTTTCCGTGGACACGGCCGTAACAAATTACATCAAGAGCTTAAACATTTCAAACATCAACGACACTGATGTTTGGTTGTACAAGTTGGACCAGTTTGGACAGCTGTCGGAACAATGGACCGCGGTACCTTCACTATCAGGCAACAACGCAATCTACAATTCACTTTCAAAAGAGGAAAGGAACATCTACAATGTTGTGACGAGAGCGGATGATGCCGTTGACCTTGTGTTTGGTGATGGCAATTTCTCAAACCTACCACTGGGATCATTCAGGACATACCACAGGACCAGTGACAACGCCAAGTATGCGATACAGCCAGCAGACATGCAGAATGTACAGTTGACGGTGCCATACACTG